ACATTAACTCATGCAGTCTCTAATGCAAATGACATAGCATTGTATATAAATAATGTAAGACAAGAGCCAATATCTGCATATAGCACTAATGGTACAGCAGTTAGTCTTACTGGTAGTGTTGTAAGTACAGATGATATTTATGTCATTTATTTAGCAAGAGCAGTACAAACAACTGTTCCCCCTGATGGCTCAGTTAGCACAGCCAAGATAGCTAGTAGTGCAGTAGACCTTACATCTAAGGTTACTGGTGTATTGCCAGTTGCTAATGGTGGTACTGGGTCAAGTAGTGCATCAGAAATTAATAGTGTAATAGAAACTTGGTATTATGATAATACAGATACTAATCATGCAAATAATGATATATTAACTGAAGGATATACACGACTAACAACTAATGCTACTACAAATAAAAATGGTGGTATGTCTCATGATACTGCTGCAGGTACTACTGGTACAGGAATTTGGACATTTCCTTCTACTGGGATTTGGAGAATAGAATTACACGCATCTTTTTACTATACTCAAGCTGCTTCTAATGCAAATGGTATTATTATGTCTGTTACAACAGATAACAGCACTTACGTTGATGTTCATGGTGTTTATTCAAATGGTTACACACAAGATGCTTATTCTAATATTGTATTACCCTATGTTCTAAATGTTAATGATGTTACAAATGTAAAGTTTAGACATAAAGTATCTTCAGTTAATCAAATAACTTTCAGAGGTGGTGGTGAAGTATTTGATACAAAAATAAATTTTATTAAACTTTGTCCATCAGTATAGGAGCATAGAATGGCATTAAGCAAAATACAAGCTGAGTCAATGAACCTAGCAGACACCTATGCATTTAGTGGAACTGTGACTGGTGCAGGAGACCCATCACTTGTAAAAATACATGAAGAAAATGTTACGTCTTCTGTAACTCATGTAGCTTTTACAAGCACACATATAACAGATACTTACCATACCTATATTATTTACATGGATGGTGTACTTATGACTTCAGATAATGGACAACTAAGAACTAGTGTTTCTGCTGATAATGGTAGTAATCTTGTAACTTGCAGGGGTAGTGCAGACCATCTTTTATCAGGAAATGCAAATTCTCATGGAGCAATAGGTGCAACCGACATGCATCCTCTTTCTGCTGCTGTTGAAGATGCTGCAGATGGAGACTTAAATGGAAGCTGTACTTATTATAATTTAAGAAGTGATACACATCATAAATCTTCACACTCTGAAATAGCAGTAAAACATTCTAATCCAATATATCATATACAATATGCTGGATATGGGATGCATCTAACAGATAGTAAAATTAACTACATTAAAATTTATGGTGGTAGTAATTTAACTGCAGGAAGATTTAAACTTTATGGGATAAAAGATTAGTTATGGCAATGTATAAAATTGAAAATGGTAATAAAATTAAACTTACCTCTGAAGAAGAAACAGAAGTAAAGGCTTTTCAAAAAGCATGGACAGATGATGCACCTAATAGACGTATGGCAGAACTTAGAAGACAAAGAGATATATTACTAGCTGAAACAGATTACATGGGTAACTCTGATGTAACAATGTCTGCTAAATGGAAAACATACAGACAAGCTCTAAGAGATATAACAAGTCAAACACCTAGTGATGATGCCTTGAGTAACATTACTTTTCCAACGAAACCAACGGAGTAAGCCATGCCCTATATTGGTAGTCAAAATGTTACTGGACAGTTCAATAAGCTAGATGGCATTACCATCTCCACCACAACAGACACATTTGCATTAACTAAAAGTACTGCATCATTCAACCCTGCTACGGCAGAGCAACTAATTGTATCAGTCAATGGTGTTACTCAAGCACCTAATGATGCCTATAGTGTATCAGGGTCAAACATTATTTTTACTGAGAACCTAACCACAGCAGACACGATTGATTACATACTTGCTTTAGGCGAAGTAGGCAATTCAGTAGTACCTACAGATGGCTCAGTAACTGGGGATAAGTTTAGTTCAACTGTATATAGAGATGGTATCAGGATTAATGGTAGTTCAGCTACTGACAACATAACGATTGCTAGTGGAGAAAGAGCCATGGTTGCAGGGGATTACACAATTCCCACAAACAAAACATTAACAGTAAATGGAGTATTAACCATTGTCTAAATTATTCGTTGACGAGATTCAACCCAAAACAACTGGTGGTGTAATCAAAGCCAAAGGTCATATTATACAAGTTGAAAACGTAAGTTCTTTTGTATCAACTTCTGGAACAACAACAATGCCATTTGATGATACTATTCCTCAAAATAATGAAGGACATGAATTTTTAACTTTAGCTTTTACACCTACTTCAGCAACTAATAAACTACATATTCATGTCCATGGTCATTGGGGTTCTACAGCAGCAAGTAGTTGGATTACTATGGCTTTGTTTCAAGATAGTACGGCAAATGCTATAGCAGCTAATACTTTTTTTGATACTGCAGCAGATGGTGGTGTTCATCATGGATTAACCCATTTTATGACGGCAGGAACTACTTCAGAAACTACATTTAAAGTTCGTGTTGGAAATAATAATGCAAGTACAATTAGAATGAATGGTACATCAGGTACAAGATTTTTTGGTGGTGTTATGAGTTCAGGTATAACCATTATGGAAATAGGAGGATAGCATGAGTAGTAAACTAGGTGTGCAAAACATAGCACACACAAACGACACAAATGCTATGACTATTAGTAGTGATGGTGGTGTTACTTTTGCTAATCGTTATCCTCAAACTGCACTTATAGCAGATACAAAATCACAAAATACAGCAGGAGGTACGTTTACTCAAGCAGCATGGAGAACAAGAACATTAAACACAGAGGTTAGTGATTTAAATAATATATGTAGTTTAAGTTCAGATATCTTTACATTGTCTAGTGGAACTTATTTAATAGAATGGACTGCACCTGCATACAATGTTGATAGGCATCAAACTCGTTTATATGACACAACTAATTCTGCTGTAATTCAATATGGTGGCTCTAATTACGCTAATAGTTCTAATGCTATACAGAACTCTAGTAGTGGTTCAGCCATAGTAGTAATTTCGTCTAATACTGGTTATAAAATTGAACATCAATGTGGGAGTACTTACAGTTCTCAAGGTTTTGGTGTGGAGGCAAATATGGGTACAGAAGTTTACACACAAGTTAAAATAACTAAAATAGGATAGGAGGATAACATGACATCAATACTTAAAGTAGACACCCTCCAAGATGCCAATGGTACTGGCAGTCCTTATATTAAAGATGCTGTGTTGCAAGTTAAGCAAGGTGTATTAAGAACTAATTGGTCAGGTGATGATTCTCAGGCTTGGCAAGATACACCTCTAAGTGTAACTATTACACCTAAAAGTACGTCTTCTAATATATTAATTACAGCCATGATAAGTTATTCATTAGGAGATGGTAGCCATGGTGGATTTAAAGTTGTTAGAAATGATACAGATTTTTTATTAACAACAGAAACATTAGGAAGTCGTGTGGCTGCACATACACATAGTCAGATGGCATCTGCTTACGATACAGACTATCAAATTCAAAATGCAACTATAAATTTACTAGACAGTCCATCATCAACATCTGCTTTAGTTTATAAATTACAAGCTAGGACAGCAAGTAGTAATACTTATCGTATTTATTTAAATCACTTGGGATACAGAACAGAAGACCAAAATTATCAGGCATATTGTATATCAACAATAACTGCAATGGAAATAGGAGGATAATATGCCACTCACAAAACTAAATCATTCAAGTATGCCTCAAGATAGTGTGTTACAAGTTTTACAAAATGAATTAACTTCATCAGTAACACAGGACACTACTGAAGCAACTATCATTTCCCAAGCCATAACACCAAAATCTGCTTCTTCTAAAATATTAATTACTTGTAGTGGTACTGTTACTGCACACGCAGGTAACTTGTTAGCTTTTTTTCTTAAAAGAGACAATACTGCAATAGGCGATGGTACTGGTGGTAGTGATTATAATATTGGTGGTGGTGTTACCAATGGTCATAGCTCTAGTGCATTTGATATGAAAGGCTTTTCTATTCAATATTTAGATAGCCCATCATCAACAAGTCAAATAACATATAAACTAAATGCCGATGCCTTTAATGGAACTTCAAGAATAGGTGGAAGACAAGATGGTACAAGTATAGCAGTACCAACTAGAATAACTTTAATGGAGATTGCAGGTTAATGGTCAAAGCATCTGAAGTAAAAGCACAGATTGATACACATGAGGCAGTATGTGCTGAGAGGTGGAAAGAGACTATACTTCGCATTAAGAGAATAGAAACTATTATGATTGGTACAGCAGGCACAATGATACTAATGATGGCAGGCTTACTACTGAGGTGACACTATGCTTGAAATGCTAATGGTTGCGAATAGTGCCTTTGCTGTCATCAAACAAACAATAGAAAATGGTCGTGATATAAGTTCAGCAGGTGCTGCGATTGGCAAATTTGTAGGTGCTGAAGATCAACTCCAACAAGATTTACATAAAAGAAAGAGTAGTATTTGGACTAACTTTCTTGGTAAGACAGACAATGACTTGGAAGAGTTCATGGCATTGGAACAGATACGAGTTAAGAAAG